ATGCATAGTCATGACCATCATGAAAATTCAGACATTGTTGGAGTAAAATTACTATTTTCCGTTTTCTTTAATCTTGCAATTACACTATCGGAAATAATAGGAGGAATAATCTCAGGAAGTCTTGCTCTTGTTTCAGATGCATTACATAATTTAAGTGATACAGGCGCGCTTTTAACAAGTTACTTTGCAAGGAAAATTTCTAAAAAACCAAGAGATTTAAAATTTACATATGGTTATAAACGTGCTGAAACTATCGCAGCAATAATTAATACAACTGTGCTTCTTGCCATTTCCTTTTCATTGATTGTCGAAGGTATTAGAAAAATTATTCAACCTACTGAAATTAATACTGGCATAATGCTTATTATTGCATACATTGGGCTTGTCGGAAACTTGCTTACTGCGATCTTACTCTTTTCACATAGTAAAGAAAACCTAAATTTAAAATCTTCTTTTCTCCATATTTTAAGTGATCTATTATCATCAATTGCCATAATAATAACTGGTCATATAATGCAATTTTACAATTTATACATTTTAGATCCTATAATAACTTTCTTAATCTCTGCTTATATAATTATTGAATCAATTCACATTTTAAAAGATGCTATAACAATAACTATGCAGGCTGTGCCTGATGGTGTTAACCTTGAAAATATTAAAGATAAAATTGAATCTTTGCCATTCGTCAAAGATATGCATCATACTCATATATGGTCTCTTGACGGTAATAATCTTTTTATTGAATCTCACATAAAAGTTGTAGGAAAAGACTATGATAAATACTTAAAAGAGGTTAAAGATATTCTAAATAAAAATGGGATTTCACATTCTACAATACAAATAGAATCTGAATATTGTGACGATATCTGTATTGAAGAAAAAGATTAACTATGTTAAAATATCAAATAGAATCTGGGCGTAGTTCAGTTGGCTAGAACGCCAGAATCGGGATCTGGAGGTCGTGGGTTCAAGTCCCACCGCCCAGACCATCATTGTAAACCACGGGGTTGCAAGAAAACACGTTTTTATGGTACTTTAAGTACGTTACGATTGTGTAAATTAAGGCAGACCAAAAAATGCCCCCTTTTATAGGGGGCTAATGTTTTATCTATTTAGAGAGGGGTTATTTGTCAATTTTTCTATTCCTAAAATACGTATACCACCACATAACATCCAGAAGGTGATCTCTTGTTTCTTTTGGAATATATTCATCTATGAACCTATTATCAGGTTTTGTATTTCTCAACCATTGATTGACCATTCCAATACCAAAGTTGTATGCCATGATTGCAAAGTTAACAGAAAACGGATTGTAAGGATATTTGGTTATGAAGTAGTCAATTAATCTTTTTAAATACAACACACCAATTGATATGTTGTGGTATGGATTAAACATATCATCCCAAGTTAAATTTAATCTATATAAATCGTTTATTTCCTTCAGAGCAATTTTAGAAATTTGCATAAGTCCGCGTGCATAATAACTTTCTGCGTCTGTATTTCCTCCGCTTTCAGTCATGATAATGGCTTTTACTAAATCTGGATCTACATTATTTGCTATACATGTTTCTTCAATATACTCTTCAATTTTTTCATCCACTATTTCACCTCCAGAAAAAACGGCCAGCTAAAGCACCAGTAACCAAAGATAATATTACAGAGACAGCAAATGCGAGAGCCCTTTTCCCTGCAAGTTTTGCGTATGCGTCTATTGCTATTTCTTCAATATAGCCGGACATTGTTTTAATTTTGTTTTCTATGCGTTTATCTAAATATCCATTTAGCATTTTCTTTATATCTTTAATATCACTTTTCATTTCCTGAATATCTTCTTTAACACCTTTTATTTCAACGTCATGTTCAATTATTTTTTCTTCAATTCCCATTGTTATCACCACTTTTGTTTACAAATTTTGTTAAAACATTAGCACTTGAGTAGATCCCAAATAAGGTTAAAACAGATTGTGTATAATTGTCAGTATCTAATTTTCCAAACCAAAGCAATACAGTAAATACTAATATTAATGCTAAGGCAAGCCAAAGTTTTCTGCTGGATAGTTTATTCACAATGCTCCCTCCCTTCTTACTTGATAAATAGATAGATAGTTGAGCCGATTGCAATTGTTGCAACGACCGTCCACACAAGTTTTTTAGCTTTTTCTGTTTCTAATTCTTTCTGAAGTTTGTTATTTTCTTCTTCTAAAGTTTTTACTTGTTGCTCTAAATTGAGTATTTGCTTTTCTAAATTTGCTATTTGTGCCTTAAGATTTTCAATTTGTTTTAAGTAATTTGCATTTAATTCTTGTAGCTGTTTTATGTAGTTTGCTAATTCAATTACAGAGTCTTCGGTTAAATAAAATTTCCCATCAGGAGATTGTTGAATAAAGTTATAATTATTTGTTTCGTTTGCGAAAAGTATCATTGAGAAACCTAACAGCGTCATCAGGATTATCAAAATACTTTTTCTTCTCAATTTCTTCCGCCTCCCTTTCTAACCTTTTCTGCTCTTTCTTAAGCTTTTCTTCTTCCTTTTGTAAATCTTTGCGTTGCTTCTTCATGAGTTCAACATCTGGATTTTTCTTTCCTTTTCTAAAAGAAAGTCCTGCAACAAATGCAAGGACTGCCAAGATTAACCACCAGAAATTCTTTAAGAATTTAAATATTTTCTTCACATTCTCACCTCATTTCCACATGAATATCTTTAGAAATAGTTCCTCTATTTTTTACATGAAATCCAAGATTAAGTCTCATAATACCACCAGCACTGGGTTTCATAAACTTCCTACGTGCATATTTCTCAAAACCTAACCAGCTTGGAACCGTTATGATATAATAATCTTGCTCCAGAATTTTATTGTTTCTTGGATCTATAAGCATTCTTTTTTGCTTAACTACAGATGGTTGATGAGTGTGTGCGGTAATATATATGTCAGCATTAGATATTACTTCAGAAATTCTTGCATTTGCTGTTATTTTTCCACCAATTGTTCGTGCAGATGAGTATCCGTGGCCTGCAACTATAAGAAATGGAACCCTTTTTTTAGAACCATAATTGACCTTTTTCAAAGCCACTTTGATTGTTGCCAGCTCTGATTCATAAGGAATTCCAAAGTCCTCACATAATAATTCAACAGGATCTAAACCAACAGCACGCTGAATTCTGGCCTCGTGATTTCCATTTACAACCACCAAAATTCTTTCCTTATACTTTCGTAGAAACTCGGCTAACAATCTTGTGGCACTCTGTGGATTTTCAATTTGTTCATATACATTGCCTACGGAATCTTTTATTGCATAATCCAACATATCGCCTACTAAGATAAGTTTTGAATTTTTATCTATATCTAAGTATTCAACTAATTCATCAAAACGACTTTCAGGACTACCAAGATGCAAATCAGCAATACCTACAATCGATACTGAATGTTCAAATTCATATTCAATAAGTTTTTGCATCTGAAACCCCCTTTCGGCATAAAAAAAGCCCTCAAAAAGAGGGCTAAACTTCGCCGTTATGATAGGTTTTACCTATTCAGATATATAATTACATCTTGCCTTATGAAACATGCCTTAAAATCGATTTAAAAAGGACAATGTTATTCTATTTCTTTGGGAATCTCTATTCGAGATAGCTTTAAGTTTTGCTCCAACGGTGGTATCTCTGCTTGATAGTAAAGTTCTAATATTTGTGGAATTATAGGTTTGTGCAACAGTGGAAAATATCATTAATAACACCTCCGTTTTTTTATATAAACTTACTTATTATAAATCTTGTGGTCACCGTTTTTAAACCAGACTTCTATAAACCATTCGTTTTTTAGGTTTAGCAACGTTGCCGAATATATATTGTTAGCCCCTTGTATCATTTCTACACGTTCGCCTGTGGCAGCATCAACTAACATAACTATTTGTGGTTGGGCAGTTAAAGAAAATTGTATTTTCACAACGTTATCTTCAACAACGATACCAAAGGCTCTGTTGTCTTCTATTGTTGTGCAACCCACAAACATTAAAAAACTAATACAATACTCAACGCAATCATCAAATACTTCATAACATCACCCCTTTTTAAGTTATTTTAATTGTAAATACATAAATTAAAAACTTATATGTTCCACTTTGATAATTAACTAAATCTACAACCCAATTTGTACCATTAGAAAAATAACTATAACGAAGACTTGCTTGATAGTTTACGTTAGAGTCAGCAATCATATAACAACCATTTGTTTTTCCGTTCAAGGCATATGCTTGTATTATTAAAAGTGGCGGATTATCAGATTCTGGTATTCCTAAGTCAATTCTTTGTACACTGGAAGGCTCAACATCAACTGTAATCAACGAATTTAATTGCATCGTTTTGAACGAACCATCAAAAGTAATACTACCAGACGAATCTTCCAATTTTAATTTACCATTCTTAATAAGAATACCATCTTGCCCTGTCCCTAATGCATCTTCCCCAATTTTCACAATGTCCACACCGCCACTATTAACCCTTATTCGCCCTTTGTCTTCGGGAGTATTCTCTATAAAAACTTTGTTTCCAACTTGTATGCTTTTCCCAGCATATATTTTGTTTCCTGCCAGCAAATCCCCTACAACACTACCTTCTGGTGCGTTATCCGATGTTAATGTAATATATGGAGCGAGATTTGTTTCTGTATAACCGTCTGGTACTATTCCGTTTACAACGTCCACCAACGAATCAACCCAGTATGCTATTGTCCCTTCTGGCAGAGAATTTGCTGGCTGAACAACAAGTTTGTCTGAAGTTAAACTGCCAGCTTGTATTCTATCGGCACTTAAGTATCCAGTCGTTATCTTGCCTGCGTCCATATTTGCTATTTTTGCGTTATCAACTGCTAAATTAGCTATTTTAGCATTTGTTATTGCACCGTCTTTAATTTTGGCTGTGCTTATTGCAGCATCGCTGATATGTGTTTCTTGTATTGCTGCGTTACCTATTTTAGCAGAAGTAATGGCTGCGTCTTTTATGTATACACTATCCATTACCAACCTTATTCGTGGTTGCTGCACTTGCATTTTTCTATTTCTACCATTATAATTCAAAATAAATCCAACAGACATATATCGTGCATTTGATGGAAACGGCTTGCTGGTTCCAGCGCCAAACAAACCGATGTATCTTGTCCAATTTGAAGGTGGAACAACTGCTTTTGCTGGATAATACCACCAAGTACCATCCCCAGAAATATTATTACCATTTTTATCAAACAAAACAACCGCCAAATAGAATACACCATTACTTCCACTAAGAGTTCTTGCATAACATTCTACAATATATGTATTATTAGGGTCTATTGGCACTCTGCTTGAATATGCCCACCACACTTGACCGTCGTTGTTTGTGGCAGCGTGTTTCCCGCCGACACCGTCTGATACTTCTACGACTGTTCCACCACCAGCCCACGTATGCCATCCATCAAGAGAGCCTTGCCCTTTTGCATCTTCAAAGTTGCTATTTAAAACGAACGTGACTTGCCTTGCATAATTTTCTACGTTATCCACAGTTTCGGACAATGCATTTAATTCGTCGACAGTATCATTTAAAGTTTGGCTTTCTAAGTCCTCATCATATACTTTGGTTGTAGTGGCACTCACAGATGAACTCCAACCACTTTTATTGCCACTCTTATCAACCGCTCTAAGCCTAAAGTAATAAGTCGTATTCGAATTCCCTGCAAAAGTATATGTTGTAGCATTCATTTTAAACGTTTTTATATTCTGTGTAAATACCGAATCGGTCGCAACTTGAACTTCATAACTATCTAAATCAGGTTCTGTGTTTTCGTTCCATTCAAGAAGTACTTTTTGGAATAGCCCTGTAGCGGTTAATCCCGTTGGGGTTGCAGGTGGCGTTGTGTCTTTTGCGCTTGTTATGCTCTGTGTTGTGGCCCAATTTGATTTCTTGCTTTCTGCATCATAAGCTCTTACTTTTACATAAATTTTAATATTGCCTGGCACTTCAAATTTTACTAACGTATCAGAAGTAGTAATATAATTCCAGTTGATGCCATCATAACTCCAAGCAAGTTCGTATCCTAGTAAATCGCTTTCGGTGTTTGCGTTCCAGGAAGCTGTCACAAAACTTAATCCATTTTCATTTATTGTTGCAAGAGCAAGTCCTGTTGGTGTAGCTGGTGCTAAACCATCTATGTAGTCTGTTCTATTGTCTATTGTATTAACCTGTGTTTGTAAATCTTGCACATCCCCATTAACTGTTTGTATTTGTTGTTCTAAGTCTGTTATATCTTGTGGTACTTGCACATCGGAAGTAGCTTTAATGATTGTTTTGTCATCTATACTGAACACTACATCAGACCATTCAACTATGTTTATAGTTGTAGTAAATTTTCTTGCTTCAAGTGCATGCTCTATGCTGTAAACTAAGAACTTACCTGTAGAAATGCCTTTTGGTGGTAGTTGTAATTCGATAAGATTTCCTGCAAATATATCTGGATAAAATTCGTTTAACTGAAGTTCAAATTTTATATTCTTTGTGGTTTCTTCGTACACGGCATCTGCTACATTAGAGAGCATAGCTTCGGTTGAATAAAATGAAGTAAATGAACGTTCTGAATCTGGCTCCGTTGTTTGATTTGGTTTCGTTACAGTAAGTTCTGTTTTTTTCTTTATAGGTATTGCAGAAAACTTTATATGTTTTATAGTGTAATCTGATGTAGTTAAGTTTGTAATCTTTAAAACAAGCTTGTCGGGATATGCATTTAATTCATCTAATCTGATATTTCCGTCATCACTTCCAGCAGTGAATGCAACATCAGTTCCTACTGGGGTATCGTTCAAATAGTAAGTTATATATACCGTTGTATCAGGGTCTTTTATATATTCGCTTGTGTATTCAAGTTCGAATGTACCTTGGGTTCCAGCCTTGATTATACTTGCATCACCTTGTAATTCGTGGTCTATAACATACTCTGGAGCTGAACCTATCTCATATCCTTCAGATTGCACCTTTATTTGGTTATACTGCCTTTTGTTATTTATACTATAGTTCTTTATATTATCAGCTGTGATAGTAACCGCTGTTGCTGGCTCTGTATAGTTTTCAATTCGTGTTCTAAATGCTATTTTTCCATTTGGAGTGCATGTAAGCTTTCCGCCTGTAGCCTCTGCTATTTCCTGAAGTATCTGCCACCATGTTTTGTTATTATCTGCGATAAATACTTCCCAAGTGGTTGTAAGGGACTGTAAATCTAAATAACTAGCATCTAAACCTATCCGATTAACTAAAATATCGTTTATTATTTGGTCTGGAGTATAGCTTGTATATAACAAAGGATTTGTCGGTTTCTTTTGTGTTGTAATCCAAAGTAAGTCTTTTAGCTCAATATCCGCAGTTTTATGTTTTTCCGTTATAGCATTTGCAGGCTTCCAGCCATAGAATATAGGTACTTGTGTGTTTGTTGTGCCATTATCAACTTCAACTAATAATTTAACTTCCCAAGTTTTGTTTAGATAATCATTATCTGGTGTCCCGTTAAGTTTCCCATTTGCAGGGTCAAAAATATCATTGTATTGTGTAGGGGTAAACGCATTATTCTCATTTTTTACAGTAATTACCGCTGAATCGATTGCAGGAGATTCAAGAAGTTCAATTCTATTGCTTGTTTGTACCTTTAATACATAATCACTTAAGTCATACCAGTTAGTCCCATCTATCTTTGCGTAAAACAATATTTTCTTATATTTTGTAAGATGTCTTACATAAGGAATAAATTCAGAACTTACATTTATTGGTGCGAACACTTATATCACCGTCCTTTATACAATTGGCATTCTTGGTGGTAATGTAAATGTTTTTTTAATGTTGTAAAGCTCTTGTATGTATGCGTCGGTCCATTTGTTCGGGTTATATGGGGCTATATGAAAATTAGCTATCATACCATTAAACCAATTCCCGGAAGGATATTCATGCCCTATTGCTAATTTATATTCAATGTCATTTTTAAAGTAAAGCCCGCTTGATAATGACGCTGAAACATCTAAAACACCATCTATATATACTTTAGCAATTTTGCTTGTAGCATCGTATGCTAAAACAACAAAATGCCAATCTAAGTCGTTGAGAAAAGACTGGTTATTTAGGTACACAAGTTTATAACTGCCCCCATCGTTTATCGCCAATCGAATATCGTCGTTTGGGTATTTTTCAATATTGAATCCGCCACCTTCAGTGCATGAAAACAAACGAAACGATTCTGAACTTTCTACTACCTTGTTACGCTCAAAATACCCATCCACAACAAAACCTGTTTGAGAAAAGTTTTTAATGATTGTGTCATTTAATACTAACAATTTGCCATCATTCCTTGCCCCGTCAACAAAGCTGGTTGCGAAGGGCTTCTTTTCAAACTGAGGTGCTGAAATAATTGCATATTTTCCTGTACCATCACCATACCTTTCATAAAAAGCTCCAACTCTAACTTTTGTAGAGGTTACACTAGATGCTATTGTTATAGTAATAGAAGCTCGCCAATGAGTGCCTAAATCTGTTAAAGTATACATACCATTAGCAGGAGTTTTAGATATTGTACCAGTTGATGGGTCAAAAACAAGAGTTTGATTAACACTTCCATCATTGGCTTCTATCCAGGCACGTGTAGTGCCAGCATCTTTTCTAAAATAACAAGAAAATGTGTATTGTTGATTTTCTATAACAGATACCTGATAATATATATACTGCCAGCTATGCGCGGAATTTTCTAATTTATACTCTTCTATGCCTATAGGATTTATTGTATCATTTAATGTGACTTGCGGAGTAGAGTTTAGGCTCCACAAAGTAAAGTCTTTTGGTACTAAATTCTCCGTCCCCTCTTCCACCGCAAAACTTTTTACACCCTCAAACGGCTTGTCGTCATCACGCACGGTAACACAAAGCGAGCTGTCTTCGTTGTAGATTAAGCCGTAATTTGTTTTAACAAGTGCCATATTCTCACTCCTCGAGCGTTATTTCTTTTGGTAATTCGCTTTGCGCGTCCGCAAGTCGGGTTAATATTGTCATTTCAAGTTTTTTATACATTTGTTTCAATAACTCAGCAATAAACGGTTTTAACATTAAATCAAATTCTGCTTCTGAGATGTATTGGTAGTATTCATAAACAGTGCGTATTTCAGTATCTACTGTTCCATCTTCTCTCACAACTTGTTCTTCAATTTGTTTTTCTTGTATACCATAATTAAAAGCATATGTAATCTTTACCTTGCCTTGTTTCAGGTCATCTATTACTTTTATTATTTGAATTTCAGATGGTTTTTCCGTGCTTTGAACCATTTTATCCCTCCTTAGAAAAAATGGGAGCTTACGCTCCCGTTATGCAAACTTTACCTGTCCCGTGTCTATTAACTCCTGAACAGCTTCAGCTAAGAAATCGTAGAACTTGCTTTTGCTATCTAATATAAAGCTTTCATCTGCGTAGAGATTTATTATGTTATATACAGTCTCCGGACCTGAGCGTGTTACATTTGCGGTGTATTCTTGTGTTAGATTACTTGTTTCCATTGTGTTTAAATCAATATTTGGGATTTTTTCCTGTGCCTCTTTCCAAATTTGGTCCATAGATTTTTCAGCCATCTTTTGTAAACCAAGTAATTTACCAAGCCAACTACCAGCTATCCAGTTGTAAAGTCTTACGAATCCTTCTCTTACAAGTCCAAAAATAAAGTAAATGCCTCTTGCTATTGGCACAAGTACTGTGTTATACACCCACGCAATGGATTGGGCAATTATAATTAGAAGCGGTTGAATTATTTGTAAAACAGGCATTAACAATGTGCCTAATAGGTTTCCAAGCGACATTAAAATAGTTACAAATGGTTTTAATGCACCGTCTATTAATGGGGTAAGTACATTAAACAAGCCTTGAGCAAGTGTACCGATTGGGTCTAATAATGCTTGAACGTTTTGTAAAGTACCAACCAAATTTAAAAAATTCTCCCCAAATTGTTGTAAAACGGCTAATCCTGTTTCTTTTAAAGTTTCCCATATTGATTTTTCTTTTTTTTCAGTTCCTGCTTTGTCTTCAGCACCCATTTGTTTAGCAATTAATTCCAATTGTTCTGCCATTTCTGGATTGCTTTCTTTTACAAGTTCTGCAATTGTTTGAACTGCATTTGCTATTGTTTTAATGTCATTTGCCACTCCACCACCAAATACATAATTCATAACTAAATCTACAAGACCGCCTTCTGCATATCCTTTCAATCTTAATTTTTCTAACATTGCAACTAATTCTGGATATCTTGAAACTATATTTGCAGGTATTACATATTCACCTTTATGTACAATTCCAGCCGGTTCATATTTGCCACCAGATCCTGTATATCCACCTTCTGCAAATCCTGGCTCGTAATAAAGCCCCATCCATGCAAGTATTTTCATCCACCATGGGGTTGATTTATCATCCATAATTTCTTTTGCCATTTCTTCTTTCTTTACTGCAATTTCACCAGTTTTTTCAAAGCCTTTTTTAAAGAAATCAACCACATCACCAACCAGTTTTACTGTAATCTCCCAAGTTGTTTTAACAACATTTCCGAAGTATTTCATAACCTCTTTTATAAATCCCAATCCTGATATAACCCAATTCCATGTAGTAGTTATTGCATTCCAAGTAGCTTCACTTATTGGTTTTAGGACATTATTCCAAAGCCAAGTTAATCCATTCACAATCCATTCCCATGTAGTTTTAAGACCCCTCCAAATTCCTTCACCTAAGGGTTGTAAAATATTATTCCAAAGCCAGTCTAATCCATTAACAGCCCATTCCCAAGTTGTCTTTATACCTTGCCAAATTCCTTCACCAATTGGTTGTAATATGTTTTCCCATAACCAAGTAAGACCTGATACAACCCAATCCCATGCTGTTTTAATCCCAGTCCAGATCTTATCGCCAAGCCATTTCATTATCTCCCACAATTTTTCTAAACCAGTTACAGCCCAATTCCATACCGTTTTAAATCCTGATTTCATACCTTGCCAAAGCCAGCCAAAAAAACTAGTAAAGTTTCCCCAAACCTCTCCCCAGTTAACGCTTTTAATCCAATTAATTATGTTGGTAAATATTTCCACTAATCCTTGCCATAACCATTGCAAGAAATCCGCAAAGCTCTTTCCTTCGTTCTTTGATTGCCATAACTTGTATAACGCAGTCACTACACCAAGAACTGCTAATGTAAATGGATTAAGTAAGAATGTTCCTATTTGGGCAAGTTGCGTAAATAATTTTAAAGCAAATAACACCCCAAGAATTGTCACGCCTAATCTCAGCAAAGCCCATACAACTTTGCCAACTGTTTCACGGTTTTTATCAATCCATCTGGTTAATTGAATTACACCTGCTATCATTTTTTGTAGTAAATCAACCACACCCGTTCTTATTGCATTAAAGAACGCTATGTTTAATGCTCCAATACTGGCTTTTAATCTATCGAGTAGGTACGAAACGGATTGTGTTTGCAATTTATATGCTTCCATTAATGCTGTAGTATCGCCTTTTATGCCTTGTAATACCTCTTGATACTTTTCGTAGTTATTTACCCAAGTTAAAAGAGCCCTTGTGCCTGTTTCTGATAAATTAAGTTGTTGAAGTAATGCACGTTTTTCATCGTCTGTTAAACCTTGCATGGTTTTTCGCAATTGTTCTACAACTTTGGTTAATCCAACAAATTGTCCGTTAGCATCATATATATCAACGCCAAGCTTCTTGAATTTATCTGCTTGTTGCATTAAATCCTGGAAAGCTCCTTCAGCTGCATTTGCTGCTTCAGATGATCTAAATCCTGCGGTTGTTAAAGCGGTATATCCTGTTAATGCTTCTTGCAAACTAACACCTAAATTTCTTGCTGATGGTATGAGTTGTCCAAAATCTCTTGCTAATTCTTCATATGTAACTAATCCTTGTTTAACTGCTTCAAACTGCATTGCATACACTGTGGTAAGTTTATCCATACTTAATCCATAAGCATTGATGATAGAAATAGCACTTTGAAATGTAGTTGTTAAATCTGTTGCACCAGCAATTGATGAAATTGTAGTAGCTTTTAAAACGTTTAGAGCATTATCAGCACTTACACCAGCTGAACCAAGCATATATAATGCATTATTTAACTCATCCAATGATTTTCCACTTTGAATTGAAAGTTGAGATAAAGCTTTTTGCATTGAATGAGCCTGTTCTTGTGTCATTTTCATCATTGTGCGTGCATTCTGGAAGGATTTTTCAACTTTAGCGGCAAAATAAGTAGACGCACTTACTGCACCAGCTAAAGCTCCTGTAAACGCTGCTGTGTATTTTATTGCAGTATTAATTGCTGTTGAGAATTGTTGAAGTTTTTGCCTTGCGTATTCTATTTTCTTTTGAAATGAATCAAGGTTTTGTGAAATACTTTTTAATACTGGACTTGCTGAATCTGATGCTTTGATTGTTACACTTAATGTTTCACTGGCTGGCATATATCTCACCTACCTTTATTGTTATTTGCAAGTTCCTCTACAAAAGATGTTTTGAAAGCTAATAAGAAAAACATCCAGTCTACTGGCTGATCTAAAATTCCGCCTTGTTCTGGAAGATTGATTATATTTCCCTTATGATCTGTGTATAACAATGCATATTGAAAATAATTTTGCTGTATTTCTAGAAAAATTTCTCTATCTGAAGTTCTTATTGTTTGCCCTTTTAGCATCAACGTAAGCCATCTTTTTAAAATTTGTTTATCGAGGGATAATATTGGCTCAGCGCTTTCAAGTAATTTCCTTCTCAGTTCTTCAACTACTTTTGGATCAAGCATTCCGCATGTTTTTACATTAATTGGCACGTCTTCACTCCACCTAATAATATGAAAAGGGAGAGCCTCAATAACTCTCCCTTTCCTTAGTAATTCAAGTCCTCTTACAGTTAGTTTTTTATATTCAATCCAGCTTCCATCTTCAAACTCCAAAAGCATTGCTACCACCGAGATTGTACATCTCTTGTAACTTTATCCAGATATTTAAAAGAGTAGTTGCCTCTACTTTCTTTATGTTTTCCAGATTCACAGGAACACTTTCACTCCAGGATTTTATTACTTTTGTTAAAAATTTGTATGGAACAGCATTTACTGCAGCTAAATCCAGTATTGCATTCCCATCTCTTGTTACTTCTACCTTTGAGTTTTGGAAAATAGTTACTGCTTCTTCTCTTAGTTCTGCAGTTAATTCCTTGGGTACCTCAATCCAGGTATCCGATTCTTTGTTTACAACTTTCTTGTCCTTAATATAAAGTTTTACTGTTTCATTACTTGCAAAAAGACTCATTTAATCCCCTCCTTAATATAATCCCGTAGTGTTGGTAAAGTCTGACACTTCAATTATGTCGCCGCTTCCAGGAATTAAAGTCGTGAAGTTTGCTTTTAGCATAATCTTTCCAGAATCAGAAATATCATGTGTCATTTCGCTAAATCTAATCCTTGGTAAGTAGATTTTCAATGTATGGGTTGCATCTTTAGCAAGTTCGATTCCTATTGCTGAGTCTGAAAAAGATTTGAATGCTGCATATTCGTTCGTAACCGAAGAAGCATCAAAAATGATATCAATCGATCCAGAAATTTCAAGGTTTCCTGCCTCTACAGTTTTACGCTTACCTGTTCCATCGAGTCGGTAATCATCATTGTCAAGATTATTGTTTATTGTTAATTCAATACTTGAGTACAGATCAGTAACTGTAGAAAATTTATCAGTATAAAGTTTTAATTCTTTAAAATAATATGGTTCGTTATCAGGATTTATAATTGTTGTCTCCTGAGTCAAAGAACCGCTTTTTTCTTCAACCCCTACAAAATCTGCTGTTAATTTTGGAATGGCACCAACTGCTCCACTGAATTTCAATTGATTAATTTTCATACCAAGGTATTTAAAACTTTGCCCTGAATGATTAACTTCTATGCTTGCGCTTGGGAGTTCATCGAATAAGCTAATTGGAGTGATTTTAGTATATTCATCCCCAGAACTAGGAGTAGCATCTGGGTCTTCTAAAACAGCGTTACCTAATGCAAGGTAAAAGAGTATTCCGGATGTTAATGGATACATTTCAAGTTCCAGGGAACCTTCTGCTCCTTCTTTGCCTGGTGCAAGTGCTTTTATACCACGGGAACCTAAAAAAGCTTCACTTTTTACTGCTTCAATTTTGTGATTTAATGATTCACTTGTGAAAGGTATTTTATATTTTGCTTTTGCTTCACTTCCAAATGTATTTTCAATCCCTAGTAACACACTGGATTTTGCTCCTGTATAAGCCATTATTTACACCTCCATTACTCTTCCCATTGTATGGTAAACTGTACAAACACAAATAATCTGTGCAGATTGTTTACATAGCTGTATTGAATTTCCTGAATCTCATAATAACTAAATGTACTTTCTAGAACGCTTTCAATATCTGCAATCTTCGTATCAGATGTTTGATATGCAGTGTCAGCTGTTCCATCAATTGAAAACATAATTGCTAATTCGCACGTCTTTCTTATCCTAGATGAGGTCAAATATTCGGGCACAACTCTATCAATAAAAATAACTGCGTTATTTGGTTTCTGAAGTGCTTTATCGTTTGTCAATGTAACATTATCAAAATATGCTTGTAATCCTGTTATTAATGGCTGAATCTGACTAAACATTTTCCCACGTCCTTATAAGTTCATCTATCCATTTATTCAAATTAAAATCTTCTAAAGCATCACACAAATATCTTTTTTCCGGGGTTCCTTGTTTGGCTATTTTTTGCCATACAGCCCATGCTACACCTTTACTTTTCTTTCCTCTTATCCGCAATTGTTGCTGTACCCACTTTAAAATTGGTTCAAATGGTGCTCTATGTGGTTTTGTGCCATACTCTACAAACGGAGCATATTGCATGTTAGTAAACACTTTGACTTTGTCATAACTCAAGTCTTTAACCGTCCAATGTTGAGCTAAAGCACCTGTGTTAGTTGCTCTTTCTTTTATGTTTTCAACAATTATATCTTCAAGTTCCATCCCTGCTGCCAATAGAACTTTACGTAAAACCTCACGAAATCTGTCGTCTGATACATACTTTCTGATTTTAACCAACTGTTTTTTGTCAACACTTATGTCAATCATAAATCCCACCCGCGTGCTGATCTGTAATAATTTGCTAAGTATCTAAGATGTGGTTTAGTGTTGTCATATTGCTGTGAAGCATTCTGTATTGAGTAGGAATTAAGCTTCTGAAAATCTCCCATGATCATTTCATAACAATCGGCAAGAACATTATTCCAATCTATTACCTTTGCCTGAACTACTACAATTCCATTAACAGCATTTGTAAATGTAATTTCGCCCGTTTCTTTGTCTAGTGTAAAATCTGTTGTTTCAACGCTGTCTATAAACACTCTTTCTGTGTAGGTTTCATCTAAATGTCTGTACGGTATCTGGTATATCTTTCCTTCAAAGTCCTTTGGTTCTGCAACTATCAACCTGATTTCTGAATTATCCTTAATAATCTGCTGTAATTCTGCATCTGTAAAAATCTGGTTGTTAGTATCTTTATCAGGAATTTTCATTCTGATGTATTCTAGATTAGTCATTCACATCACTTCCTTTTGCGTTTCTTTGGTTTAGCTTGTTTTTTAACTTCTTCTACCTCCCTTTCAACCTCTGGTTCTTTTTCTAGCTCGTGTTTAAGCTCAACTTCCTTTGATTCAGGTTTATTATTCTGTTCATAATGTCTGCGAAGTGCTCCGATACCCATTCTTTCACCTCACTAAAAAAGAGAGCGGGATTAACCCGCCCTCAATTATTGTGTGATTATCTTAACTACTCTGTTTTCGTCCAAGAGTTTGACTGCATAGTGCATTGTTCCAGCAATTACTGTTGTTCTTTTTAAGATGTCCCTATCTTGTTCAATCTTGAGTTGTCTCTTGTATGCAAGTGCAACTGCGTTCTTTCTTAATAACAATGCAGTGTATGTATCTGGTGTTCCAGCTGTTTTGGTTATTCTATCGGAAATCACAACAGGAATTCCTGCGACTTTTCCAATTGCTGCATAGCCGTTTACCATAACTGGTTGTCCGAATGCTGCTGCATTAATGAAATTGCTATCTTTTAACAAGTCAGCTGCTTGTTTTGAGTGAACTACAAGTGCAAGAATGTCATCATAGTTTTCACCAAATTTTGCAAGTGCTTGAACTATTGCATTATAATCAATTACTCCAGTTGCTGAATAATCAACGGCAAGTGTAGTGCTTTCAAGTTCGGCTTTAATATCGCTATCAACTTTGTTAGCAATAACAATTCCAAGTTGTCTTGCAGCTTCGCTTATTGGATCTCCAATTGCAGTTAAAACAGCTGTATCGGAAATTTCAACTGCTTTACCTATTTCTTTGATTACTGCTGATACGTCAGATGTTCCAAGTACTTCAGTTCCCATTGCTGTTGCTTCTGTTAAATCAGTTGCTTCGCTTAATGTTCCCCATTTTGGAAAGTGAATTGTATCGCCAGGTTTTCCAACCAAATTATTGTAAACAGTAGCAAATTTTAAAAGTTTGGCTTTTGATGTAAATTCACCTTCAACAATATTTGAAAATACTTCTGGAACTACCATGTTAGTTTTTAATGTTTCGTTTGCCATTTAAATCAACCTCCTTGCATTAATTTATTGTATAGGTCAGGATATTTTGTGAATATCTCTACCTGTTTTTCATACGGTAAGCTTAAAAGTTCATCGCGTGTTTTTGGTAATGCTTCTGGTATGTTTGAAGATTGCGTAAATGATCCAGCTTCTAGACTTTTCAACTTCTCATTTACTTTGGCTTCTACCAATTCGTTTATCTTCTGTGCTACTGAATCAAGTGTGGAAACTAATTGCTCTTTAGCTTCAGTTAGTGACAAATCTGCTAACGGATCTACGTTGATTAATACTCCAAATTCATTTGGTAAACCTTTTGCCTGTAAGTATGTGTTTTTAAGATCTTCAAGTGCTTCTTTTCTTTCCTGCCTCAAGAGTTGTTCATATTGCCCTTTTTCCTTCATCTTCTCTATTTCTGCCTGTTTCTTCAATTTCTCCTCCCTTGTTTTTATTGCTCTAGTAACTGCACTATCAATCTGACTTTGTAATTCTTTTTTTGTCATAATCGCAACATCTTCAGGATTGAGCCCCAGCTGTATAGCTGTTGCTCTTAATACTTCAATAGGATCTCCATCGTCTTTTATTGCTTCTTCTTGGTTTGTGTTTTCTACTGGCTTTTGTTCCTGTTGAGTTGCATTTTCATCCCCCTCTGCAAAGAGTTGGATGTCAATGCCCCTCTTTTCCAATTCACTCATGCTAATACCTCCCTTTTATTTTTATTCTTTACTTGCCCAAGGACATTTGTACTGAATTGCAAGGCTTTTTGCCTTGCTTGCTATCTCTGCATCTTTATTCATCATGGCTCTTCTATATGCTGCAAGTAGTCCAGCACATGAAGGCTTCCATTGCCCGTTTACTTTTTTCTTATATGGATATCTTCTTTTTTTTGGATCCAGAAATACATGTGCTGGCATATCTTCACGCTTTGAAGAGCCTACTGGTGGTACATTACCCCAAGTCCTGTCTTTTAAAACATCAGCCATGAATCACCACCTCACTACTGATTTAGAAATTGGTTTCCAATTAACTTAGCAGGCTTTGGTAAAGCTAACAGTCTGTGCCTACATTGAATATGTGGATGTAAAAACGTTCCATGGTCTGCTCGGATTTCTAGACCTTTTAATTTACGTGGATTTGTTTCAATATATCGTTCAATTTCGTTTTTAGTCCATGGTTCTTCCTGCGTTAGTTTTTTTCTGTTTGCACACCACGCCGTGGTTCTTGAATCACTCGGCCCAGACCATTTGAATTTGTCAATTACTTCTTCGTATTCTACATACGTTCTCCAAATTCCTTGTTGCATTGCATGACCAACTTGATCTCTTACCATTACAGTTATACGCCGTTTTGCCGTTGGTGGAATTTGTTTGATAAGAATTTTTGCTAGTACATCGTTAGGTGTTCCAGATATTATTCCTGCTGTAAGTGTGTTTTCAATTATTCGCATTAAATCGCCTGCGTAGTTCTTCATAACAGTGTGTTCAAAACTCATAAAATTTTCGTTAAACCACAGCATGGCATTTGAAGGGACACCCGAAAATGGTTGATTAATTGTTGAATGAGCTAATTTACTAGACAACTTAAATGTATTCAGCAGCTCCTTGTTTAAATATTTTTCAAATTCTGATATGTAGCTTTCTGTTTGTTGCTGAATTTGAATTTTTAACCACTCTAAAGTTCTTGTACCAATTTCGTTTGTCATTAACAATCCAATCAATCTTTCAAGTAGTTGCTTTAAGAGTGATAAATTACGTTGTATCAGTCTTCGTTCAATCCTATTTAGGTTTTTGTCCAGGTTCATTGTCCATCATCTCCATATACCAGCTGTTTTCTTCCTCAATTTTTTTCTGTTCGCTTTCGTAGTCAAAACCTAATGCTTCAGCAACCGTTTTTTTGCTGACTAATCCCATGCTGATTAAATTAATCCATTTATTCAAATCTTCTACTTCATCTGCTGGAATTACAGGATCTACATTTACCTGTACCTCGTTAACAACAACCCCGTCCATTGCGAGTGCAAGCTTTGCAAGCTTTTTAATGCCTTCAAAATAAACAGATCTATAGTTTTTAATCTTCTTGATTAGTTTGGAAAGTTTAAGTTTTAAAGCATATCCAGAAATATTGCCAAGGTCGTTAAGAATAAGCTCTGGACATTTATTGCGTAAATAGTTCTCTAACATTTCGTACTTCTTTAACATCGAAGGAATTACGTTTCCGTTGTATTCCAAGATCTTAAGTTCTGCATTATCTGGCGTGGACCATACATTGTGTTCTTGCTTTAAGTTTGAAGCATCTCTAATTCCACTTGCTATGATTCTTGGCTTTGCATATATATCTTCAATTGCAGATATTCTGGATAAAGTAGAATTCATCTCGTCTATGGTATCCCCTATCCTCTCGAGTTCACTTTCACCCCACACAGGATCCTTTAAACTCGGCGTATTTGCTACATGTATAAGCCAAAATTCACCGTATCTGTTTGGTATGTCCTTTACTAACTTGTCACCTATGTAAATCTGCACTCTATCTTTTGTATAAACTTCTTTTACATTTAACGTACTTTCCTTGTGCTTCATGCTGTATTCATACACCCAAGCTACAACCTGCCCATATTCCATAACATAATCGAGTGTTCCATTCAAAAGTTTTACAATCCCTATTCGTATCTGTCCGTTATCATCACGCCCAATCTTTAAAGCACTATCTCCTAAAATCAAGCCCTGGATAACAAACAATCTTGCAGTCTTGTCAAAGTTGTTTTGTTTTAATATTTCATTTAGTTTGTTTGTTGCATTTTCGTTATCTGGTACTACAAGTTCAAAATTGTCGCCAAATATAAGCGAATAATCAGTTGATATAATCTCGTATGCATAGTCGACAAGGCTTTTTGTAATATGTTTTAAGTTTCCTTTTGAGTCGTAATCTATAAACAATCCTTTTTGTTTGCAATAGTTTTCGGTATATTCACCGTAAAAAAGGACAAATAATTCGTAATAGTTTTTCGCCATCTATTTCACCACCTTACACAATGTCCAGATTAAAGCTCTTTGCTTCTTGTTTGTTCGTGGCACCGTAAACAGCAAGCGCTAAAGCCATTACACAGTCATCGTGGTAACCGTACCTTGCTTCTAATTTCATAGTTCCTGTTGGCCTCATTTCGTATTCAAAATATCTCAACTCATCGATTAATTCTGGGATCCTTGGAATAACAATTTCTTTATTTTCCATTTTTCCACGCAGAGTATCAATAATTTGTTGTTTACTCTGTGAAGTAAATTTAAACGGTTCTAAATAAACGCCTTTTTCAGTTAATGCTTCCCAAATTGGATCTCCAACGCCTGTAGCATCTATATAACCGTGTGCATTATATTCTTTTTGCACATCAGCAATTCTATTCACCACATAACTCCATGGCTTACGATTAAAGCGTTCAAAATACACTAATTTACCATCTTGGTTTAAAACAATAATCACGGTCCAGTCTTCATACTTTGCAACGTCAACTCCCATGTAGTAAACGCTATTATCTTCCTTAGAAACAGGGATTTGATAATCTTCAACAACCGAATCAATTAAATGCCATGGAAATACCAGATCTTGCTCATCAACAAATTCAGCAAGATATTCAATTCTCCAACGCAAGGAACTTTCACCATATTCACTTTTCTTGGCTTCTAGAAATTCGTGTGATATGTATGGATTAGCAGATGATGGGAATTGGAATGATACATATCCTGGAACTCCTTCTAATCCTTTCATGTATGTTTCCCAGAAATGATTCTTGCCATATGGAGTAGATATTTTTATCATTTGCCCGTTGTAGTCAGCTAACATCGGTTCTATAACTTCATAAACCGCTTCATCTTTAATAAATGCTGCTTCGTCTAGTATTACTCTGTGTGCTTTTCTACCTCTCAAGTTGTGATATTTATCAGCAGATCTTGCGTGTATTTCTGAATTATGTAAAAACTTTAAAATTGGATACGGTGAGTATTTAATCTTTTCAATTAACCCTTGCCATGGAGATTTTGAAAGAAATTTCAGTATTGTTTCAAAAATAACTGTAGATTGATCATAAGTTGGTGCAATGATAAATTGGATTGTTTGTGGATGTTTGAATGAATAAAACAAAGAATCTATTGCCATTGCTTCTGATTTCCCAAATCTTCTTCCAGCTGCTATTGTTATAACCTGTCCCTTTGCTCGTAAAATAGTTTTTTGTGCTTCATGCGCAGTCCAGTTAAAAAATTTCTCTGCAAATAAGACAGGATCATTCTTCCACGTTCTCATCCTCCCACATCTCCTTGAGTAGTTTCACCAAATCATCTTTTGCTGTGGTACCAAGCTTTTCCATTTTCATTTTCATTGCTCTAATTGCCTCTCTTGATGCATTGCTCCATGTAGAATTCCATACTTCTACAGATCTCGGACGTGTAGCTTCTTTTATCCTTTCAAACGCAATTTTGCGCAGTTCTTTTGATTCCCGCATAATAGAATCAAGCTCTTCTATCTCATCCAGCTCTTCCTCAACAAATTTTTTCATCCGCTTTTCTGGATTGTCCGATTTCTTTTTAATATATTCTTTCTGGACAACTTCTTTTACATTGAAGTGTTTTGACATGTGGTTTTTAATTGCAACATGGCTTATTTTTTCATTAAAGCTTTCTTCCAACCATCTACTTATGGCAGACGCACTCATTCCATTTTGATACCTTTCTTCTATTTCTTCACGATGTGTTGAATTACATACTTTACAACGTGCCTGATACATGTTTTATCACCACCTTAAAGGTTGAAAGGTTTCTTGTAAGGTTGAAAGGTTGAAAGGATACCACTTCTCCCCTTTCAAGATCTCTTTCAGCGCCCTATTCTGTCGGTTAGTCAGTTTTTATCTTTTTGTTCTTTCCCTTTTTTCTCAACTTTATTTTCTTTCATCTCAAACTTTTTACAAGCTGCCGTTTTTTCCCAAGCAATTTTACCTGTACGAGTACACAAACCATCCCAAAAATTAGGAATCATTGCAAAATACTTGCAATTCTTACAAGTATGCTTCATTTTCTCACCTTTAACTATTTTTGATAGCTTTTACCAGTTCAGGATTGTCTTTTATCAAGGTATAAATTCCATGTGCAAGTGCTTGAGCTGAGAAAAGTATTCCGTGAATAGCTTCATGGAGTAGAGTAAGTAGCATTCCTTTTTTGGAGTGTTTTTCTACGTTGATGATTCCTTCTACATAGTCAATATTTCCTACCATATCCCCGCCTAAATCATCGTGAAACTGCACTTCATATTCAAAACCGTTAATCTTAAGTGTTTTAATATTCATTAACCCACGCCCCTTTCCCACAGCGGGCAAGCTCTTTATCTAAATTCCCGCTACCATTTTGTTTGAAACTATTTTGGCTATTTGCGCTTTAAAATTAACAATTTGGCAACAAAAAAGGGACCTGTGATAGGTCCCTTTTAGTTAGCAATTGACAAATTTTTTAAGGATTTTATTCTACTTCTTCGTCTTCTAAATTTACATCGTATTTAAATAAAGGCAATTCATATTGTTTTCTATAATTGTATATTTCTGAGGAAAGATTTTTCTTAATTAATCTTTCCAAGGTTTTTCTAGTTCGTGATTTTAATAAATCTTTTTCTTTATTAACTTTGTAAACTTTTAATTTGAGATTTGAATCACCTATTTTCTCTTCACGAACTTCATTTAAATCAGTTAAGTATTTATTTTTACACAATAACTTATCTACTACATATTGAAACAATTTAATTATCCTTTGAGGTTCATGTAATTTTGATATTATCTCGTAATCTAAGTTATTTGATGTTTGCTTCAAGACATCTAAGACAGTAAATGATTCATCTTTCCAATGATTTCTTATAATATACCCCATTAACAGAGCGAGGAAAACACTGCAATTTATTCTTTCTAATTCATTTAATTCATTTATCTTCCTTTTGTAAACATTTTTATGAATATTATAAGTTCGAAAATCGAATAAACATATATTCTTTTTTGATAATCGTTTTATGTTAGCTAAAAGTTCAAAATCTTTTCCTGCAATTTTTTCTATGCTTAAATATATATTTTCGGTTTTTATTTTTATTACGGAAAAATCAAATTTTATTTCTGGTAACAAATTACTTAGACTTTTTAGGATTTCATTAGCGAGATTTTCTCTGTTTTCAACAAATGATAAAGTTAAGCCTTTAAATGTGGCATTTTTTAAAATTTTTAAACCACTTCCAACAAGAGAATTATCATCAATGTTATTGTATGATAATATTTGCTCTCTTTTTATTATATTGTCTACTTTGGAACTGTCTTTATATTCGAACATTATTAATTTATATTTATCGGAAGAATAATTATCTTTATATTTTATTACAGCATCAGGATTTATTCTTTGCCGTTTGGCAGAGAATGAAACCTCATAACGAATATAAATATTTCCGTTTAAATAATTAGTTTTAAATTCTTTTTCAATTTTTTTAATTACACTAAAAAAAATATTCATAGATTCGATATTTTCTAGATATTTAGTTTTTTCACATTCATCATGTTGTCCCAATTTCTAGTTCCTCCAATTTATCAAGAATCTCTTCTTCTTTGATGTAAATTTTTATATTAGGATTAAATGATTTTCTTAGAAAATTTTCAATACGTTTGATTGAATTTGCACAACTTCCATTTAATAGAGTTATAAAAAGTCCGTAAGAATATAAATCTAAAACAAGATTACCACCAACGTGGAAATCAGCAGCAATTGTTTTGACATAATTTTTTCCCTTAAAAATGTCAAACGCCATAAGTTTTAATTCGTCGTTAGCCAAAATGGTTTTCATTGTTTTTTCCAACTTTTCGGGATCAATATTTTGGTTTGAAAACTCAATAAATACCATTTCACGCCATTCTTGAAGTTTTTCAATTTTGATTAATTCATTTCCATAAGATGAGGTGATATTAAAAATTGTGTCCCTGACTATATCAAAATCATAACCATAAAATGTGACTTTACCATTGTTATAAATATAAAGATAAACTACATCTTCATTATTATCATCAATTCTGAATTTACCTTTTACGAAATTCATGGGAATACCATATTGTTTTAGTTCATTAGTTTTCTTGGCTAAATATGAAGGTGATTTTGAACTAAATGCAATATCAAAATTTTCTTCATCATCTAAAAGATCCGCACTAAATTCACTTGATACTTCAATTCTATAAGCTTCATATTCATCAGCTATTTTGTTTACATTTAGCCATTGAAAATCAAAAAAAGAAGAAGAATTAACTAATTTTTTAATAGCAGAATCACTTTCTTGTGATTGCGAAAAAGTAAAAACAGGAATAAATCTAAATCTTATATCACTATTTTCATAGAAAAGATAAGGATCAACAAACAATTCCACTTTACCATCATTTATAATCAAAATCTCTTTGCTATTGTCAAAATGAATATCTGCTTTGTAGAATGTACGTTTTATTTCTTTTATAATCAAATCAAACAGTTCATTTTCAGATAATCCGGGATAAGTTTCTAATATATATGATTTCGGAATTCCCGATTCATATTCTAATTTATGAATTTTTTTTCCATGTATAGACTCTTCCATATACATATCAATAGTTTTATATAAATTTTCCCTGTTAGTAATTTTCATACAAATCACCCTCTAAAAAATTATACCAAAAAAATTTCAGATTTTAACATAAATTTATAAAGATAAAATTTGGTTTTCACCCAACTATAAAAAAGAGTAAACAATGCAGTTATTAAATTGCAAAAAAGACTTTTCGCCCCTTATAGTGCTTTTTTGTAATATGTAATATTCGAATATTTGTTTTATGTTAATTTAACAATAGAGCATCTATATTGTATAATAATAAATTGGAGGTGATAAAAATGTATAAAAAAACTGTAATTATTGTGATTTTATAGGTTCTGATAATAATCAAACCACTAATTGTAACACTTATTAACGGTAACAACATATTAAAAGATATCGAATGTGTTACAGCATAGGTTAGTGAACTCATTTCTACAACTGACATCATAGAGAACATCTATTCATAGATAGAAGAATTGTAGAAAATTATATACCAACAAACAAAAAAAGAATTACTGCAACAATCTAAAAACAAACGTAAAAAGCGATTAATCAAAAAAAGGTCACCTCCCCCGGCTTTGCCCGGGTTTTTATTCCAAAAAAACAAAACCGGGCCATGCCCGGCATTTTCGCATACTTATAGATTCTATGGAAATTATATCATTTTTGTGGGGGTTTGTCAATATAAGACACTTTCTCAGCCAATTTTTCCACACCTTCTTGCACATATGTCCAAACTGTTTTTTCATTAAGATTCATCTTTTGTGCAATTTCCCTATATGACAATGTTTTATATTTTAGGCCTGAGCACTCTACAGAATTACAAAGTTCAAAATCGTGATTTATAATTCTCCAGAATATTGCTTCTCGTTGCCTTAATGGAAGCAACTGAAGCCAATACTCAATCCGCCTGATTTTGTTCCACATTCTACGCTTCTTTTCTATCGTGAGTTCATCTAGAATTTCTGGAGAATGCATTGAATTTTTATTAAATATTACTACTGCTCCATTTTTAAGTGTAAATTGTATAATAATTTCGCCATTTACAAAATCTAAATGAATTTTCCTTTTTAAAATTTCCTGCCAATAACTTTTGTACCTTTGAAGTTCTTTAATGATATAATCCGAAGTAGAAACCATGAACCCCCCCCTTTCGGCTGGCTAATAAGCCAGTTTTTCTTTTAGCTTTACCTTCTGAATATCACCTTCCAACTGTATTGTTATTATTACGTTTCTAATTGATCTAATATCTATAGCATTTTCATCATCTAAATTAATTAATGTTGGAACAAGTAGCTTATTTAAGAGTTTTGTTGCTGTGTCTATATCTTCCGTGTGAATAACAAGTTTGTTTGTTGTTATTCCTACTGAGTATTTTCTTGAACTGCCCATAATTTCCTTCCCCCCTTACAATTATAGTCACATCTTCAAAATCTATTTTCATTAGTTCATTCATAAATTGTAGTAACTTACTTTTTCTTTTAAAACTTACGCCCTCAACCCACATTATTTCCCTCCTTTCTTTATTTTTTCTGCAAGAACTCCGTTGATAATTTGTTGAGCTATTTCTAATTTTACTTTTGTTACTTTGTCAAAACCTTTCTTTGCTTTTAACAACTTCGCTAATGCATTCGCTATTTTTCCCAACTCCATTACTAAATTCATGCTTTCTCCTCACTTTAATTTATAATTTTTTAACTTATCAAAATGGTGGTGCATCAACTAATTCTTCCTCTTTCTGCTTCTTTGTTAGCTGTTTGATGGTATTTGCCCAGATATCCCAATATGTTTTGCCATTGTAAAGTCTTGATTGTGGCTCACCAATTACCATTACAAGATCTCCTTTTTCAATCCCTTTATCTACCCATTCCATTGTTGTCTTGACATTGAACCAGTCTGTTTCTTCATTGTTACCCCTTTTTCTGTTAACTGCTACGGTAAAATTAGTTATCTTCTTCCCGGTTTTAGTGTAATTACTTACTATACTTCCAACGTGCCCAAGTATGGTAATTTGTGCATAGCTAGGCATTATTTTTCACCCCTTTCTAATTCTTTCTTTTCTTCAGGTACAAATAACGCAGGAGCGGAAGATTTTGGAGCAAAAGATGCTGCAAGTGCTTGCACTAACGCAGCAAGTTGTGGATTTTGTATTGCTTCTGCAGTTTTTTCGCGATTCTTGAAATTCTCGTAAATTCTCATAAAGTGCGCCCTTACCACCCCTTTTGTTTCTTCAGTCATATCGCATAGTGTATGCCAACCTATCGCATTTTTGGCAGCTTCCACTTTCCAATCGTCATAGTGTGGTTCGTTGTAATATCCTCTTGAATGAATGTCCAGATATACCATGGTCCAGGCTTCTTCTGGAGTAAGATCATCTTGGTGAAAAAACTCTGTGGCTTTTTCCCGGATTTCAGAAATAGTTGGAGCAAATTTCTGGGTCTTAACCAAAACTTCTATGGCATACTTAAATTGTTCATCAGTTAAATCAGCTAGCATTTTGTACCATTGTTCGCTTAAAAATTTATCTGTGGTAATTCTTTCAAGTTTTTCATACACGCTTGCAAGTAATGCTATACCAGCGGCAAAAGTCTTTTTACTAAGCACTTTCTTCACCTTCTTCCAGGAATTGTTTTAATCCCGTAAGTTTACTTGCAAAACCAGCGGGCTGTTTTCTCTTTTTGGAGCGTTTACCAAACACCCCTTTTAGCAAGGGCTCAACTACATACTCAAAACCCTGCTCTTTCATCACTTCCGCTTTTGTTTTTGCAAGGGTTACTATTGCGTTTTTTATTTGCGCTGGATAACAGTCGTGCAAGACTTGCGATACTAATGGAAGCCATTTAGGATCAAATGGACCTATTAATGTACGCCAAGTATCTACTATGTCTTTTTTTCTTTCGTCTAGGTTGAGATACCACTTTGGTGGATTGTCCGCGACAGGTGTCGCAGAAACTACGTTAGTAGTTTCTATATTATTATTAATATCTATACTCTCTTCTCTATATTCTTTATTCTTATTACGTGTCTCACTTACCGTCTCACTTAGTGTCTCATTTAGTGTCTCACTTACCGTCTCATTTACCGTCTCTGTGAGAGACACTTTATTAACCGTCTCATTTAGTGTCTCTGTCTGAGACAGTTTCCTGAATATTTTTCCTAAAGAGTACGTTGCATAATTCCTTTTTCCTTTCCCATTTTCAAAATCAATTAGTCCTATTTGTTTTAATCTGTTTCTTATACGGTATATTTCTGCACGTGAGATGCCTGATAATATTTCCAGTTTGCGGCTTCCGATTTGGACGGACGAACTGAGTAAATCGTTATTCTCCACCCTTGTCCTGTTAATTTCGGACAAGATGGCAAAGAATAAACCAATCTCAGTTGCGTTTAGGTCCAAATCCTGACGAAGCCTCCAAAACTGGTTAAAAACTGTGGCTAATTGCATTCGGTATCACCTCTTTTTAAATAATCCCCACCCCAATATGGGGTAGGGATTTAAAATGGTGCATCACTTAGCTCTTCATCAATTTCAGCAAACAAATTATCTTTTATATTCTTAACAGCGTCGTATTCTATAACGTTCTCTTCTTCATAGGGTTTGTATGCTTCTACATAATTTTTAGCCGTACGAATGCCGCTTAACGTATTAAGATCAAATTTTTCTTTCACATCATTCAATACGTCTTCAGGCTCCAAATGTAATTCCTTTGCACGTTTTTTCATAAGTTGCCATAATTCTGTTTTTTCTTTATAAAGTTGCTTTTCAGCCATATCTTTAACAATGTAATATGTGTTTTGTTGTTGGGGTTTTCCAGGCTGCTTAGGATGTTCTTCTGCAATTTCCATATCCTCTAAGTCTTGTGTAAATACATTAGAAGCCCCAAGACCAGTAAGTACTGCATCAACTAAACTTCGTTTTTTAGCAATCTTAAGGATTGAATTTTGGAAAACCCAAGGATTTTGATCCCAACCTTTTTTCTCCTTAGAGTTACAAGCACCATATCCTACTCCGATAATTTTTCCATCTTGTGCCTTTAACCTGCAAACAAATTTGTACATTATAAAAGATTCATTTTCGATTTCTTTTATAATCTCAAACTCTGGAGTTAAATTAAACAGTCTTACAAGCTTTTCTGCACCTGATTTGTAAAGTGATGGTTTTTGGGATTCAGAATGTTGTTTTATTGGAAAACCATAGTCTACATTTTCTTCGAGTACTTCTTTTTGGAGCTTTCTAAATAGGTCATACTGATGTTTAATCTCTTTAATTGCACCTTCGTCAATTTGTAGCATAGAGCCTGTTTCTTTTTTTACTTCTAATTCTTTACTCATTATCTCCACCTTCTTCAAAAGATATGCTCATTCTTTCTTCTAGCTCAATGTGCTTTAAAACTTCCTCGACTGCTTCTTCTGGTATATCCTTCGGTAATTTTCCTTTAGATTTTGCAAACTGTATCCTGTTTAACGCTGAGAGTTTTGGTTTGTAGGTAACTGAGAAGACGTGGTTAACAAGTCCAGGATATTTTTCTGCAAGTTCCCTTGCTTTTGTGTTAGAAATCTTTGCAGAAGTAATCCACTTGATTTTTGCCCCCTCTAAGTTCAATGTGTTCTTATCTACTGGACGTTCTATATTTTCTTCAAGTATTGCTATTAATTCCTTTTTTCTGTCTTGTAGTTTCTTCATGTATTCATTTACTTTTTTTAGTTCTGTTAAAACATTCTCAACCGTAATGGTCATACCCTCACCTCCACACTAACTTTTCTTAATGCTCTTCCAGAAGCCAACGCTGCTTCGTATCTAATTTCTCTTGAAAACTTATATCGAATATGTTTGAAATTCTCCATGAATTGTGCTATACTATTCTTTAGAAATGTGTTATACCATACTTTAAGGAAAAGAATTTTTACTTGCTCCCTGTGTTTTGGGGAGCTTTTTTCTATCTCTTCATCCAAGGTTCTTAAAAAATCCTCGTAAAGTTTACTCATAAGCTCGCCTCCTATTTGTCAAACAATGGCATTCTACAAGCTGCCTTTCTGGTGTAATATCCGCCTTTTGGTTCGTACTGTTTCCATAAGCCATTTGCTTCACGATTCATAAGAAGTGTTCTGACTATCTTTTCAGTAATTTTTTCAATGATTTGGTCCTGTATTTTGTCAATTTTTTCGATTTTCGAGAGTATATATCTGAGTTTTGTGCGATCCGTTGTAGTAGGATCTTCCAGCCAGGACTTAATGGTTTCTTTGAGTACATCTTCTTCATCCTCCTGTTGTAAAAATTCTTTTAGTAGTTCGTTTTTTATAACTGTCATCATTGCTATGGTTTCTGTGTTTTCTGTTACCTGTTTGCTTATTCTCTTGTGCTCCACCAGAACCTTCTGTTTTAACATCTTCTTCGCCCCCTTTGTACAATGATGGAAAAACTAAGCGGTCAATTTCCATTCGATAACGGTCTAAAATATATTCCACAAGCACATCATAAATATCACCAAATTCACTCATAATTTCGCCCCCTCTTTTTTAGGAAGTGCTTCGTATATTTCTTCAACTGAAACTCCGAGAACTTTTCCGAGTTTGATGATTACATCTAAAGATGGTCTTGCTCTTCCTGTTTCGTAGTGGGAAATAACTTGTTGAGAAACGCCAATTAATCTTGCAAGATCTATTTGAGATAAGTTTTTTCTTTCTCTTAATTCTTTTAAAGTCAAAGTATCACCTCCTAGTCGCATAATGCTTGGGTATTCAAAACTTTTATTCAGTTGTCAAAGACCATCACTAACAATAGTTGTTATTCAATTACTAATTTCATTAGTAAGTATACAACTTTTTAATCACTAATGTCAAGATTAAAAAATTAATTTTAAGTAAAATTTAATTTAAGTTTAAGCAAACTAATATCTTTTGTTGTCGAATGTTCTAATAAGCATATTACTAGTTATAATAGTGGTAGAACAAAGGAGGATTACCATGGATGTTGGTGAGAAGATAAAAATATTAAGACAGCAAAAAGGTATTTCACAAGCACGATTAGCTAAAGATTTAAATGTTGCACAACAAACGATTTCTCATTATGAAACAGGTAGAGTTGAACCTTCATTAGAAATGTTAAAAACTCTTGCTGATTATTTTGGCGTATCACTTGACTATTTCTTTTCAGAACGCCCGGGTCAGTCAGAAGTTGAATTTGTTGATGTTGAATTTAAAACTGTGCCTTTATATTCAGCTCCTGTTTCTGCTGGCAATGGTGCTTTCCCGGATGATATTTATGTTATTGGCGAAGTAACAGCCATCAGCAAAGATGTAGATTTTGCTGTTAGAGTTGTAGGGGATAGTATGCAGCCTGTCGCTCCAGATGGCTCTGTTTTGTTTGTAAAAAAACAACCTCATGCGTTTAACGGAGATATGATTGTTTGTACTTATGATGGCTGGATTTACGTGAAATGGTATATCAAAGAAGATGATAAAGTTATGCTGCTTTCTGAAAATCCTGTATATCTGCCAATAATAGTAGAACCAGATGATAGATTTATCATCCATGGTGTTGTTAAGGAAATTATGAGTAAGCCACCAAAAAAAGTTTTGAAATAAAACAGAGAGGCGATTTATAACAAATGAATCAAATAACTATCTTAACTTCACAAGATTTCTATGAGCTTTTTGCATTGCAATCTTTTGAAACTGCAAGAGAAAGAATCAATTATTTAACAAAAACTGATTTTGAACTCGTAGCTGTAAGAGCCAAAGAAAACTTTGAAAAACAGTTGGGACCGAAAATTAATTTTAAAATAAGAAATGAGCCAATTTATAATTATTGGGGAGATTATTTAAACGCTTTGAGATTACCACCAACTATGATTGGTGTATATGATTTGACAATTCCTGGGAAACAAATGCTTGGGTATTTCACATTTTATACTTCTATATCTAAGAAGATATCAGAGCATTCGGAATTAATTTTAAAAATGCCAAAAATGAAAATTGTTGTTGATTCTCCATGGATATTTGAGTCAAAGGATTTAAAGATCAAAGAATTAAAAACTAAGGTTAAATTTTTTTATAAATTAAAAATCGGAATTCAAACACCTGTTGTTTCTGAAAATTTTTTACCAAAACACGAAGAGTGTGAACATGAATTTAGGTTGGTAAACAATATATCATGGGAATGGCAATTACTTTGGCAGTGTAAACATTGTGGTTTTTTGACATATTGTGAATGTTTTAGAAAAGCATTAGAAAAATCTCCGCCCCCACCAAAAGATACACCAATACAAATTTATTATAATGAAATACCATTAAAATATCCCGGTATGGTGTTTTATCCTAATGCATGTGATGTGTGTAGAGGCGAGGAATCACAACATATGTATTGTTCACCTATGTACACCAGAAGTAATTTTGAAGTAAAATATGGAGCCTATGTAAAAAAAGCAATGATTGAATTAAATTTGCAGCCTGATTCTGGTAGTAATGATGGGTTATCTAGAGAAGCGGTAAATTTAGTCCGTCAACAACTAGGATATAAAAAAATTGGTGAAAGTTGGTTTCATGAAACTGAACTATTGAAGATTATTAAATCTATTTTTCCTGATTTGACAGTTTACCATCACTATCGTCCAAAATGGCTTGAAGGACTTGAATTAGATATTTATGTTGAGGAATTGGAGCTTGGAATAGAATATAATGAAATTCAACACTATCAGCCTATTAAGCATTGGGGTGGAATAGAAGCTTTGGAAAAAGTAAGATTAAGAGATCAAAAGAAAGTAAAATTATGCTTTGATAACAATGTCATGATAATAATTTTCAGGTACGATGAATCAATTACAAAACATAGTGTATTGCAGAAATTAAGAAAAAGATTAATGCAAGATTCAAGAAGATGGCAATATGCAAAAAAATATTTATAACATTTTTTAATAGGAGGTTGGGGGGCTATGAAAAAAGGTATTATTTTTCTTGTGATTGCTCTTGTTATATTGTCTTTTTTTCTGTTATCAGGTTGTGACGTTTTAAACTTATTGTTTGAAAGTGATAATACTGAAACTTATGAAGAAAATCCTAACCCTTCTGAACAAACTGTAGAATCTGAAGCACAAATTACTACCACCAATGAAGCGACGGCTGTTATTCCTTTTGTTGCTCATATGTATAGTATTAAGGATTTTGATGTTCCAGACTCCTTTTTAACCACCGTTGAAAAAGCTTCAAAAGCTGCGTTATCTGATAAAATAAGAGGCATTAAAGATAATGATTATGTTAATTTACTTCCTATGCCGAATTCACCTGATGAAATTTTTTTCAAATTAAACGATATTGACATATATTATTATGGGCAAGTTTTTATAATTCCCTCTTATTGGCGTGATTGGATAAAAGAAACTTATCCTAGAGTTGTGGGAAGTATTCAATTTTTAGGTGAAAATAATAAATTTACTTCTGCATCTCTAAGTCTTAGTGGTGGTCATTCTTTTGTACCATTGTGTTATATTTTAAAAATTCACAACCAAAACGGCGATTATTATAAGTTGCTAGTAACTCCAAATTACAAAGGCTCTACTTCACAAGAAGATATATATAAACTTTATAGTCAAATCTTTAATGATTTTAATTCTTCTGAGAAGTTAGGTTTTATTGTAATTTATGCAGTGTTTTCAGGAGACAAATATATTGATGATTTTGCTTTGGGGATATTATATACTGGTCTTAGCCAGACAGTTCCTAATCAAGATACATTTTTTATACCAATAACAGGTTTGAAATAGTTTACAGACATTACAAATAAATTTGAAATGTAGGCTTTTATCCACCACATTCGATAAACGCGTACGAGTTTGGATATTTTTTTCTCACAAAATGATATTTATGGGGGGGAACAACCTTGGGTAAGAAAAAGCAAAAGTATTATGCCGTTAGAAAAGGAAGAAATACAGGTATTTATAATTCCTGGGTCGAGGCTGAAAAACAAATTAAAGGTTTTCCCGGTGCTGAATATAAAAGCTTTTTGAAATTAGAAGATGCGAAAGCTTATTTATCTGGAAAAAAAGAATGTGAATGCCCTGAAATGAATGAAAACACAATTTTAGCTTATATTGATGGGAGCTATAAAGATAATATATATAGTTCTGGCATTGTTTTATGTGATAAAAATGGAATGACTGAGTATTATTTTTGGGGTGAAGAGTCGTTGTTCAAAGAAGGCAATAATATCCCCGGAGAAATCATGGCGGCTCTTTTTGTTATGGATTATGCTGTTAAAAATGACATAAAAAAAGTAATATTAAAATTTGATTTAGAAGGTTTAGAAAAATGGGCAAAAGAAGAATATAAAACAAAAAAATTGATAACAAAAGTGTATAAATATTATTATGAATATTATAAGCAAAAAGGATTGTTAGTGGAATTTAAAAAAGTTCAAGGACATTCCGGTGATTTTTGCAATGATAAAGCGGACAAACTTGCAAAAAAAGCGTTAGTTAAAGATAGTAATGTTAATTTTGATCTTCCCGATTTTGAAAAAATTTTAGAAATGTTAAAAGGATATTCTGTAAATCAAAATTTATCTATACAATTATCTGACAAGGAATTAGAGTCATTAATAGAATATTTGAAAAATGAAAAATATGAAATACATGAAGAAATAAATTCTGACAAAAAGAGATTTGATATTAAAAGTAAATTCTTTAAAGATTATTTGGTGCTTACCTATCATTTGTGGAGTAGAAAATTACAAATACAAGGAAAAGCTAGAGATGTGCTAAATAATATTGAACTATTTTTGGCAGAATTTGGAAAAACTCAAGATTTGCTTCAAAAAGTTTACGATGTTTCTCGATCTGAATATAATGATTTTGAACAAACTGTTGATAAAATTGTTCATGGAGCATATACGCACGAAAAAGTTTCTGAGACCTTAAAAGGGTTAATGATAACTGCATATTTCAACTATTTGGAATCACCGAATATGCCATATAGAGATTTTTCATTTTATTTAATACCTGCAGCACGTGTTTTGGAAGCATTTATTAAATGGGGATTGTATATGTTTAAAATAGCTGATAAATTACCTGAAAAAGAGGCTATAGGAAATTATTTTGAAAGAATTGAAAAATCAAATAGTTTTACCATAAAAAAAGAGTTTAGAGAAAATTGTAACTGTGAAGATGATTTAATTGTAATAGAAAAATGTTATAATTATTATCACAAATACAGACATATTTACTCTCATGCTTCACCAATAGAAGGTCATACATCAACTATTTCTTCTAAACAAGAAGTGAATGACTTGATAATGACAGCATTAAAACTTACTGGTGAACTTTTTAATAGATTTCCTTTGTAAAGTTGTCACTAAAATAAAAGAGGTGGTAAGATGCTTTTTAAAATCTTTTCAATTGATCAAAAAAAATTAAAATACAAATATTTTGTAATAATGCTTTCTGAAGTGAAACCATATGAAATAATTGATAAAATTGAACAAAAGTTAAGAAGCCTAAAAAAAGGTAAAGGTTTAGTTTTGTTTGATTTAACATTAGGGAATCTTAATAAAGATGCACGATATATTGAAGCCACCTTTGATGGCGAAAATATTGATATTTGGAGTTTTAAGATTGTCAAAAACGTTCCAGAATTTTTTAAAAAGAAGAGTTTTAATTATTTGGCAAAAAATTATAAATATGTTGAAAGTAGCTTTTTGACTTCTGCTGAAAAATTTAGATTTAAGAATAAGATATTCGTTAATAATTAA